ACAACTGTGGGCAGAGCGTAGCTCAAGACTCAATGGTATAAAAAAGTAAGGGCGCTAAATGCGCCCCTATTTATTTGCTTAAAGTAATGTAATATTTTCTTATATTAGTTTTTATATCTTCTTTTTCTCTTTCGTCTAAGTCTTGACTTTCATCTATTGATTTAAGAGCCTCATTAACATTCATGTTTTTAAATTTGTGTTTGTCCTCTGTTCTTTTCCAAAACACATCTGCTTGATCTCTTGCTTTACCTGTTACAGCCTTAAACTCACCTCTTATATATGATCTATAATCTTGTTGAGCTTCAGGCATTGAAGCCATCTTTTGCAAATCTGCTTTAGCGTCTTCTCTGTACTCTCTAATCGTAGAATTTATAACACCATCCTTACCTACTAAATATACTATTTTCTCTGCATCTGTAAGATTCTGATATGCTTCAGTCTTCATAAGCATCTCTACTTTAGCAGATAAATTACCTTGTAGTTTTTGTTGGGTAAATAATTCTAGTGCTTGGTTCTTTTCACGATAAGGATTATAAATCTTAAATGGATCTAGTTGTAAGCGAGACATCTCACGTTGTAGTGCATTCTTAGGTGGCCTACCTACAAAACCAGTAATCTGTTTTACAATAGGATCTTGTATCTTGATAGGTCCATCACCAAAGATGTCAAACCTGATAGCATCTTGACGCATGTTGTTGCCATCTGCATCTTTAGTATACTGAGTTTGATAGTAAGTACGAGTAGAAGAGTTAAAGAACTCTAGAACTTTAGCAAGGTTGTCAGGTTTAATGTCTATACCTAGCGAATCATTTAGTTCTTTACTAATTTTAGCACTATCAAAGTCAGGTAAGTGTCTAGTTATACGTTGATATACAGACATAGGAATGTCATAACCATATAGATCCATCATAGATATAGAGGCATCTCTTGTTTCAGGAAGGTAAGATGACCTTGGATCAAACTGACTGTAGAAATCTTTTAGTACAGCAGCAGGGTAAGTAAACGAACCTGCATAATCTCCTATCTGATTTAAGAAAGGCTCAAAACTACCTGCCTCAAAACCACGTAAAGAATTTTCTACGAAGCCTACACCAGGACGAAACTCAGTGCCACCTAATATCTTAGTTAGGTCTTTAGCTATTTCAGCAGCAGACTTTACTGGCTGTCCTTCTGTCATACGAGCAGCTAAATTAGCTAAGTATACCTCTGCAGATAATGGACCGAAAGCAGCTTGACCATCATAAGTCTTACCGTCTTCTCCCTGTATCTCAAACCATTCTAAACCCTTAGCTATATTTTCTTTTTGAACAGAGTATAAACCACCAAACATCATAGCACCTGTCATAAACTTAGAGTACTCTTGTGTTGTTGCTTTTGTTACACCACGCCTTATAACTGTAAGACCTGTATAGTCTGATACAAACTTAGCCTGAGAAGCTAGGTAACGAGGGAAAGGTATGATTGTTGTAATACCATAGTTATGAATAAATTTAATTACATCTGCTGCAGCACGATTCATACCACTAGCATCTTTACCTCCAAATCTACGCTGAAAAGTAAACGCTAGTGACTCATCTAGAGCCTCATTAAGTATGTCTTCAGGTAACTCACTTACTGTACCTTTACGTAGCATGTCCATTACACTAGTACCTAACTCTTCATTGCCTAGCGTTTTCAATCTACGATCTATAGTTCCTGCAATGACAGCACGTTTTACTACATAATCTGACATTGTGTTTAATGTATTTACTGCTGCGCCTATTTTAGCTAATCTACTGTCTTTGACTATGTGTGCCTCTGCTAATGCAGCATCGAAGAAAACTCTTTGAAACTTTTCTGGCGTGTCTCTTTGAAGCATTGTTACAAGAGCATCAGCTACATAATTGTCTTTGGTTAAATACTTAAGATTATCTGTTGTACCTTTAACTGTAGTTAAACCTTTTTTACGCCCCTTAGTAACCGTATCTAGTACAGCTTGGTTGAGTTGATCTAGTCCATCTATGAATGTCATAGCTACAGAAAAAATATTGTTACGCATAGTTGTAGCAGGTTGAGATGTCATAAACATACGTCTAGCATTTTCAATGTCTTTGAAGTTACGCCATATAACACTCTGTGTATCTCTTGTTGATGACGCTATTGCAGCTAAGTCTTCTGCTTTAGCAGGAGCCATACCTTCTGCATACAAATCATCTATCTTTTTACTTAACTCTTCTAGAGAATTACGTCTTGCTTTCTTAGATATAGCACTTTGCCCTGCAAGTATTTTAGCAGCTTGAGACACTTCAGCAGCATATGTAGCGGATAGTTGTCTAGGAGTTAAGCCATACTCTTTAGCTACATCTATAAATATCTCTTTATTTCTGCCTATGTTGTTAGCTAAAACTTCTGTGATCCTAACAGTTTCATCACTTAAGTCTACACCAATACGTTCAGCTAGATCGTAAGACGCTGCAGATAATCTCTGTATTGTTTCTTTACTTAGTCCACCAACAACACCTTCAGGTAAATCTTCACTTAGCAAATACCTTTTAACTAAATCACCCTCTCTTACTAAGTTAGGATCTATAGCTTGCAGTACTTTCTTTGTAGCACCTTCCATCTTAGCATTTTTTGTAGCATCTTTTGCAGCTTCTTTTACTTTTAAACTAGCTATTGCTGCAGCTTCTGCAACACGATCAGCATTTGCTACACGTCCTTGCTCAATAGTATCTGCTAATTTTTTAGCACCCATATGTTGTGACAGAGCAGGTGCTCCGTATCCTATTGAGCCTATACCAAAACCCAACGCACCACTAAGAGCGACAGCACCTTTGTCTATCTTATAGTCAATACCTAAATCGGGTGCAGCAGCTTCTCTAATTTTTTGATTACCATACTCTTGCCCTGCACCTATAGCTCCATCTGCTACACCTGCAACTAAACTACGTTTTATAGCATTCTTACCTAACTGTCTAAGCGCAGCTACAGAGGCAGCTTTTGTGCTTTGTATTGCAGCAGCACCAGTACCTGCACTTCCAAGTCCTGCAAGCACAGATGCATAAGTAGTAGGCGCTGATCCTACACCACCAAAGTAATCACCTATCTTTTCTCCACCTCTGTCAAAAAGACCTTCACCCTTTGCATTATCAAAGGCAAACATGAGTCTACCAAAAGACTGCTTTTCATCTGCATCTACAGTGTTGTCTTTCATGTAGTACATATCTTTAGCCATAGTGACTTCATTGACTGTCTGATACCTAAAGTGTTCTAGCACCTCAGAGACAACATCATCAGCAGACATCTCAGATATTTCTTCATCAGTGTAGCCTTTACGTCCTGACTTCAAGAAAGTCACACCATCACGCAAGAAGTTACGGTTTGCCCTTAAATCGGACATTTTCTTGTCTTGCATGTTTTCTGCAGTGTAGTATGAAAACTGATTAGACATACAATACCTTTATCTATTTAGTGCTTGGTGTATAATATTAGCTAAATCCATAGTGTTTACGCTTACAGGTATGTCTAACTTTTCAGCGTTTTCACTAAACCAAGCGGCTAATGAAGTCATAACATCATCCTTATCTCTTACGTCCACCTCTTCTTCATCAAAGTAATCCATTATATCAGAGAAATATACTTCAATAAATTTTGACTCTGTTTTAACAGGCTCTGACTTTTTAGTTACGGAACCACCTTTAAACGCATCCGTACCTGCAAACCAACTATCTAGTGGCCTAATAGGTAAACCTTTTTCTTCCCTTTCAGTCCGTGACATTTCTTTCCACTCGTCTTTTGTCACTTTAGACATTGCTTCCCTTAGTCGTTCTTTATTATTTTCTAGCCTACCTGCAACTGCTGCAGCATTACCAGAAACTAAATCAATACTAGAAGGTTGTTGTTCGTCTGTGTTAGCAATAAGTTGGTCTATCTGTTTTTCAATTTTTGGATCTGCTGCGGAAGAAGCTACAGGCGGTTTATCCGTATCTGTATCACTACTTAATTCTGTTAGATCCATTCTTTCATCTGCTAGTGGTGCTATATTATCACTATCTTCTGGTGGCTGCTCTGGCTCTTGTTTAATCTCTTCAGTTTTTACTCCTGCTATAATTAAGTCAACATCTTCGTCTGTAAGTTGACCTTTCTTTTCTTCAATGATCCTTAAAGCTGTACCATTCCTTATACTTTTTGCTAAGGTTTTAAGCTCCTCTGGAGAGTCTACTCTGTCATAGATGTCATCTAATATACCCTTACGAAAAGAGTTAAGTGACATATCTGTACCTTGAAAAGATATTACTATCTGTTTTTCTAATCTAGCTAACCCAATACCTGCAGCTTGTACATCAGCTTTTAATTCTGCCTTTTCTTGTTTTTCTGTATTACTTAAACCTGCATAAAGTATTTCATTAGTAAGATCCATGTCAAAAATCTTAGTAGAAAGTTTACTACTGTAGTCTTTTGTAGTCTGTCTTGCTGTTGTTTCTTTGTAGTCAAACGTAAGGCCACCTGCCTGTGTTACATTTCCGTATATATCATCAGGAGCAAAACCTGCTTGTTGCATATCAAGTAATTGTGCATATGATAAACCGCCTGGACCTACTACATCTTTCATCTTTTCTGCAGCACGTAACTCAGGATCATATGCTAAGGCAGAACGTATGTAACTTTTAGTTTGACCTGCTTCGCTTTTAGGGTTTTCTTCTTTAGCTAATTCAGAGGCATGTATACCCATAAGACGATAGATGCCTTTATCTAAATCAATATCTTTACCTGCTTCTAAATCACCAGATGTATTTACATAATTCATAATTAGATCAGCATTCATACCAGTATCTAAGAGGCTTTTTAATGTACCATCTTGTACATCTATCTGAACAGCTAACTCAGGTAGCTTACTACCATACGCCTCTGCTAATGCTAATGTCTGTTGTTTTGATAAACCATACTTACTTTTTAATGTCTGTGCTGATTTAATAACTGTATCTGCTAGGCTTTTACGTTTATTATAATCAGCCCCTGCAGCACGTCCATTTCTTAAGTTTTCCTCAATTAAACGACTTAGCGTCTTTTGACGCTCTTCTACCCTATCGCTTAACTCTTCACCAAAACCTGCAAAAAACCCTGCCATGTTATTAACCTCTTGCCATTAGGCCACGTTGCATCTGTGGCTCTTGTGTTTCCATTACAGGTTCTTCGGTAGCTTCCTGCATTGTTTCATATTCTTCTTCAGGTTTATCTAACACACCTAATGCATCCATCGCCATGTCAAAGCCTTTATCCTGTTCTTCTTCAGGCATCTCAGCTAAAGCTTTACTTACCCTTGCTCTAATAGATTCACGTTCTTTAGCTTCTTTATCTGCATCAGGCTCGTTTAAACCTTCCTTGAAACTAACACCTGCTTCCATAGCTATAGACTTTATATGCTCGTGCATAAATGGTGCAATGATAAGGCTGATGTCTATGCTGTGCCATCCTGCAGCAACACTAGCTGTAAGAACACTTTCTGCTAATGCCTTTACTGGAAAGCCTAGATCAAGTAGATCGATCATGTTGTCAACAACTTCAGGGTCATTGAACTTACTCATGTGCATAGCAATGGCTTCTTCAGGATCAGTTATCTCTGGTGGATTCTCCCAAGGATAGTTCTTAGGTTCATCTGTCAATGATTGACCTGGGATAGGCGCTTTTAGTAATTCCATTTTATATGTACCTTATTTTGTAAATCCTGCGCCAAAGTATAATCCAACTATGGCTGATACGATGTGTGTGTCTAGTGGTGTGATTACAAAACCTTGTGCCATCTTCCACTTGATAGCTTCATCTGGTCCAAACATCCAACTAAAGAAACCACCAGTAGCCTCAGTATATCCTACGTACACACTCACTTCAGGATACCATACAGCGACTAGCTTTGGCAATACAATTATAGAGAACACAGCAGATAGAGCTATAAGCCTACGTGTCCATGCAAAGTGCTTGTCATTCTTACCTGCATCTCTTGCATCAGCTACAGCACTACGATTGAACTCTGCACGTTGCATCAACATCTCTTGCTGCATCTGGCGGTTCTTCATTGACTGACCCCAGATAGACATTACTCCACCTAGCACAGTGGAGAAGAGCATAGTGATTAATTCTAGTGGTAGTCCAAACATTAAATAAATTTAGCTCCTTTAATTAAATTTATTACTCTAGGTGCTCTGTCTCCTACCTGATTATACCATTTAGAATTTTTTAATTCTTTAGCTGCAGTTTTTAAATCTTTATTTTTTAAAGCTGTAAAAAACAGTTTCCACTCATCTTCATTAAATTTTTCATTACCCATATTAAAAGTCAAGTCTATTAAAGCTTGCTTACCTTTATTATCTAATTGGCTGTACATAGGAAGTTTAGCAGCATCTTCTTTATGTTCTTTGTAATCCTTTTCAAACAACATTTGTACTTGTGTATCTGTTAATTTTTTTGGAGTGCCATCAGAGTTTTTAAATCTTTCAGGTAAGGTTTTACCTATGTAATGTCCAATACCTACAGTCCAATTACCTAATGTGTCTTGATAAGGTGTGTTTTCATTACCTTCGTTAAGCTCTAAAAAATCCTTAACGGTAGCATCAAATTCTTTCCCACTTGCTGCACCACCGTCAGCATCATTAGGATCACTAATAACTTTGGCATCTGTAGGTTTCTCCCTTTTAGCCTCATACAAGTCTGTCTCAAATGTTCGCATAGCAGGATCGTCAAATAACTCTCCTGGTTGGTCTTCAGGTAAATCAGGTGTCTCTTGATCTTCAGGTAAGGTACGTTTACTTATAGTTAAATTAGTTAACCCTGCCACTGATGCTAGTGCGTCTTCAACAGTTTGGGATACAGCAGACTTTACTTGTCCTCTAGTTTCTTCTGCTGCATCTCTTGCCTTGCTAAATAGTCCTCTAGATAAAAGTTTGT